CGGGCCACCACCACGAAAGCAAGATTATGGGCCTCAAAAACATCACCATCCCCGAGCGCACGATCAAGGTCGGCGAGGACGGGGAGATCAGCGTCCGGGGCATCAGCCTGTCGGACCTGATGACCATCGTGAACGTCTACGGACCGCAGGCCAGCATGGCCTTCGCCAAGGTGCAGTCGGCAAAGTCGCTGGACGTCAAGGACGTTCGCGCGCTGATCGGCTCGATGGCGACCGAGTTCCCGGACATGGTCGCCGCCGCGATGGCGCTGGCGGCCGACAGCTACAACTCCGAGACCGTCGCGCTCCTGCGCCGCATCCCGTTCCACAAGCAGATCGAAGTGATCGAAGCGATCTTCGGCCTCACCTTCTCGCAGGACGGTGAGATAAAAAAGCTGCTGGGGTCCCTGAACGCGATGCTGGCGGAGGTATCTGGGGCCCTGATGGAGATTCAGTTGCCTTCGCCGACTGGTATTGGGGCGTCCGCCGTTCAGTGAACCTCTGCATCGCCTACGGGCATGTGGAAGCGTTTCTCTACCCCTTGGGCCTCGTGATGGACGAGGCCCACTTCATCCAAGAGCGGGAGTCGACCCGGATGATTACCGAGGCGGAGCTGGTCCGCCAAGCGGTCGCGGGGATACTGTCGAAGGGATCGAGGAACCAGTTCCAAAAGCTGGTGAAACAGCTTAATGTCGAGGCTGTTCCGAGGGGCCACAGGTTCGGCGGCGACGATACTGGGCTCACCGAGGTCCAGCGTCAAGGCCCGAAGCTGAAGAAGACCTTGGGCACGGCAAGGTTGCCCAAGGGCGTCCCGTTGGGGCCCGGAGGGAACGAAGAGGGATAAGGCATGGCGCGGCGCGACGTCGATCTGGTAATCAAGGCGAGGGACCAAGCGGCTTCGGTGGTCGACTCGATCACCAAGGCCCTGAACCAGTTCATCGACGCGCAGCGGAACCTCGACACCCGCGCCGACAAGACTGAGACCACCCTGACCTCCCTCGGGTCTGCCATCGGCAAGCTGGATGCGGCCCTGAAGGGCATGGATGCCGGGCAGAAGCTGGCCTCCGAGCTGAAGAAGTCGACCGACGTTCTGGACCGGATGGAAACGCAGCTGGGCGACACCCAGCGCGAGGTCAACGACTATGCCAAGCGCCTCGACGCGGCGACCGTGGCGCAGGAGAAATACACCGGCAAGCTGGAACGGAACCTCGCCGCGCAGGAGCGGCAGGGGGTCGTCGTCAAGAAGGCCAAGACCGACCAGAAAGAGCTGACGGCCGCCTACGAGCAGGCGGTCTCCGCGCAGGAGAAGCTTCAGCGCCGCCAGCAGCAGCTGCCGGGCTTGATCGAGAAGGCTGGCGTGGCGGCGGACAAGGCCGCTCGGGACTTCGATCTGCTGTCGGCTCAGGTGGCCGGGACCAACGATCCGACCTCGAAGCTCGTCGCGCGCCTGCAAAGCGCGGAAGCACGGATGCGCGAGACCGGCGACCGGCTGGCGAAACTGCGCGGCGAGTTCGGGGAGATCGGCTCGAAGCTGAACGCGGCCGGATCGGCGATGGTCCTCTTCGGCGGTCAGGCGGCCCGCGCGGGGCAGAACCTGACCAAGCAGGAGTCGATCCTGAACAGCATGGCGCAGAGCTACGAGCGGATCAAAGCCGCCACGAGCGCCGTGTCCCAGCAGCAGAACAAGCTGGCTTCCGACCTGAAGCGGTCTCAGGGCGCTCTCGAACGCCAGCAGCAGGTTCTGGCCGAGGGTCGGGGCGAGCTGCAAAAGATGGCGGCCTCGACCGACGAGGCCCGCGCCAAGCTCTCCCAGCTGGCATCGTCCGGGTTCGCCACGCTGACCAAGGCGGCGGCCGACCAGCGCCGGGTCATGCTCGAAACGAAGAAGGCGTATATCGAGGCCCGCGAGGAATCGACGCGCCTCGGCGCAGCCATCACCAAGGTCAAGAACCCCAGCGAACAGATGGTCGCCTCGTTCCGGGAAGCCTCGGCCGAGACCGTCCGCCTGAAGGCGGCGCTGATCGACCAGCGTCGCGCCCTGACCGAGATGAACTCGACCCTCGACAGGTCGGAGGGCAACTACAAGGGCTTGCAGACCGCGCAGGTGGAGTTCCTTGCGATCCTCGACCGGCTGGCTGCGTCGCTCGACCGGGGGGCACAGAAGGCTCGCGAAGAGTCGGCGGCCATCCAAGGGCTCAAAGGGGCCACGGCAGGGGCCGGGAACAATGCCCGGAACCTGACCGGCGCGACCAGCGGGCTAGCGAGCGCCAGCAGCCGCGCAGCGGCCTCCACGGGCCAGCTGGCCGCAGCCTATCGTCAGTTCTACGGGGATAGCCGTCGCAGCCTGTCCCTGCTTCAGCGCATCCGGGGCGAGGTCCTGTCTCTGGTGGCCGCCTATGGTGGCCTCTACGGCGTCATCGAGACGCTGAAGCAGACCGTGACCGCCACCCAGACGCTTGAAGCCGCACAGGCCCGGCTGAACGTGGCGTTCGACGGCAACCAGACCCGCGTCGCGGCCGAGTTCGACTTCATCCGTCGGACTTCCGACCGGCTGGGCGTCAGCCTTGGCGATCTCGCGACCGAATACTCGAAGTTCAACATCGCGACCAAGGGGACGTCGCTCGAAGGCGACAAGGCCCGGCGCATCTTCGTCCAGATCGCGGAGGCAGCTCGGGTCAACAGGTCTTCGACCGAGGACCTGCAAGGCGTCTTCGTCGCCCTGACCCAGATCGTGTCGAAGGGCGCGGTCCAGATGGAAGAGCTGCGGCAGCAGCTGGGCGACCGCCTGCCCGGCGCGATCCAGCTGATGGCCGATGGCCTCGGCGTGGGGACGGCCGAGCTTATCAAGATGATGGAGCAGGGCCAAGTCACCGAAGAGGCTCTGGTGTCCTTCGCGGACGAGGTCCAGAAGCGTTTCGGCGGGGGTCTGGACGAGGCGCTGATCGGCATCACGGTCGCGCTCGGCCGTCTGAAGAACGCGGCCTTCCAAGCTGCGGCGACGTTCGGAGAGGGGGGCTTCATCGCGGCCCTGACCCGCTTCGCCAACAAGCTGACCGAGGTCCTGCGGTCCGCTGACTTCGAGGCGTTCGCCCGTCGGATGTCGGCGGCGCTTGGCGGCCTGCTCGACTTCTTGGGCTTCATCGCCGACAACTTTCAGGTCGTCTTCACGGCGCTGGTCGCGCTGATCGCCTTCCGGCTGACCCCCGTGGTGATCGCTCTGGGGAACGCCTTCATCGGCCTCACCCGGTCTGTCACGTTGTCCAGCGCCGGGTTCGTTGCGTTGCAGGCCCGAGCTGCCGCGATGGGCGTCACTGTGACGCGCCTTGGCTATGCGGTCCGGACTCTGACCCGGTCGTTCCGGCTGCTTCTGGGATCGACGGGGATCGGGCTGGCCTTCGTCGCCATCTCGGCAGCTATCGCGCTCTGGTCGACCGAGGCCGACAAAGCAACCGAGGCGCTGAACCTCCATCGCGAGATGGTCGACAAGGTCAAGAACGCCTACGACAAGGCCGGTGGAGCTGCGCAGAACTGGGCCGACATCATCAAGGATGTCACGCTGCTGGAAGCCACGGCGAACCTTCAGCGGCTGCAAGATGCGCTGGAAAAAGCCCGGAGCGAAGCGATCCTGTTCCCGCTCGCCATCGAGAACTTGTTCGAGGGCAGCTTGGGTGGGACCGAGGAAACCCGGATCAAGCTCCGCGATCTGGTCAATGCCTTCCGGGAAGGCACGATCACGGCCAATGAGCTGAAGCAGGGGATCGACGATCTCGCGCAAGCCGACCCGTCCCTGAATCGGGACGACTTCGTCGTGCCGTTCCTTGAAGGGTTGAACGCTGTCACCCCGTTCGAGGAAGCCGTCCACCAAGCCGATTTGGTTTTGAAGGCTCTCACCGGCACTGCCGAAGAGTCCCAGAAGGCGATGGACGAGCTGAACGGGAAGACCACGGATACCGGCGACAGCATGGCCGATGCGGCGAAACGCGGTGTCGACAAGTTCAACACTGCGATGGACGACCTTCGAGACAAGGTCCCGGAGCTGGACGGCGCGCTGGGCAAGCTCGACTCCACCCTCGGCGAGATCGAGACCAGCTTTCAGGCGGCTCTGCGAGCGGCCAACGACCTGCCCGACGCCATCATGCGGATCGCAGCTGCGCAGGAAGCTCTGGCGCTGCGGCAGGACGCGGTCAACCGGGCGTTCCAGACCTTCGTCGACTCCGAGTTCGGCAGCTTCACCGACGGGACCGAAGCAGCTGCGGCTCTGATCCGACAGTTCGAGGGCTTCCGGTCGACTCCCTACTACGACGTCAACGCTTTCCGGGCGGGCTTCGGCTCCGACACCGTCACGCTGGCCGACGGGTCCATCGTGAAGATCGTCGAAGGGATGACTGTCAGCGTCGCAGACGCGAACCGCGATCTGCTGCGGCGGATCACGACCGAGTTCATGCCCATCGCCCGGAACGCGGTCGGCGACGCGCGCTTCAATGCCTTCACGCCGCAGCAGCAGGCCGCGCTGACGTCCATCGCCTACAACTACGGGGAAATCCCCGACCGGATCGTCGAGGCGCTGCGCACGGGCACCAATGAAGAGATCGCTGCCGCGATCCGGGGTCTGGCGACGGACAACGGCGGGATCAACGCGAACAGGCGGAACCAAGAGGCCGCCCTGTTCACGTCCGGTGCGGCTGTCGAGACCCAAGTCCGGGAAGCCGAGCGTCTGGCCGAGCTGGAACGCCAGCGGAGCCAAGATACGGCCGACCGGATCGCGGACAACGAGTTCGAGCTGGAACAGCAGCAGCGCCTGCTGGACGGCAAAGAGCGCGAGGCGGCTATCGAAGAGGCGGTCCGTCAGGCCCGTCAAGAGAACCCCAATATCACCGACGCCGAGATCGAGAAGATCAAGGAACAGGCGGGGGCCCTCTACGATCTGGAAAAGGCGCAGGAGCGCGCCCAGAACGCGGGCAAAGAAGAGGCCGAGGCGGCCCGAGATGCGTCGGCGCAGGTCAATGCGCTGCTCGAAAAACGGAAGGCCCTCTTCGCTCAACTGGAAGAGGCGCAGCGTCGCAACGACGTCTCTGCGCAGGAAGAGCTGCGCGCCCAGATCGAGGCTGTGAATACCGAGCTGACCGCCGCCATCGAGAAGGCGCGGGCTATGTGGGAAGCCATTGGCGGCCCGGACTCAGTCGCGGCGCTGGCCCGGCTCGACTCTGCCGCGATCAAGGCCGAGACTCTGGCGTCGAAAGCGACCACGGTCTACCTGCAATGGGACCGGGTCGCGGACCTCTTCGTCACGGGTCTGGCGAGCGCCTTCGACAACTTCGCCAAGGCTGTAGCCGATGGGGAGAACGTCTTCGTCGCGGCCCGGCAAGCCTTCCTTCAGTTCGCCGCTGACTTCCTGCTTCAGATCGCCCGGATGATTATCCAGCAGGCGATCTTCAACGCCTTGCAGGCGGCTTTCGGTGGGACCGGGTTCGGCGCTCTGATCGGTCTTGGTCACACTGGCGGTCTGGTCGGCAGCTCGCGGGTCGGCAGCGGCAACAGCTCGCGCCAGATCAGCCCGTTGGCGTTCGCCGGGGCGATGCGATACCACTCCGGAGGGATCGTTGGCCTGCGGCCGGGAGAGGTCCCCATCATCGCCAAGCAGGGCGAAGAGATGTTGACCCGAGACGATCCCCGGCACATGCTCAATGGTGGGCTCTCGGGCGGCTCTGGCAAACCCCAGATCAACGTCCGCAACATCAACACCTTCGACGCGGCGGGCTTCCTTGCGGCAGCTCTGGATACTCCCGCCGGGGAGCAGGTGCTGTTCAACTTCGTATCGGCGAACCCCGAGCGGTTCAAAGCCGTCATCAACAGCTAGGGGGAACCATGACCGCATGGGTTACAGGAACGGCGACGGACGATCAGGACCTGTTCGCCAAGCTCGTCACCTTCCTGACGACGAACGCGACTCTGGTCACGGCCGGGGAGAACTGGACCGAGGTCTGGGATCACGCTTCGGGCGACGAAGGGGGCATCGTTCTTGAAGGTCCGGGGCTGGCCGGGACCGACCAGATTTACGTCGGGCTCCGGCTGCTGCGCGATGTCTCGGCCGATGCCTACGCCATCGAGTGCGCGGGCATGACTGGCTATCAGGCCGGAGCCGTGGAGCTGGAAGACCACGTCAACGTCAGCACCCACATGGTCCGCTGCTTTGCAGACTCCGGCTCGATCACCTACTGGTTCATTGCGAACGGCCGCAGGTTCATCGTCATCACCAAGATCACGACTGTCTTCTCGGCTCTCTATGCCGGGTGGTTCCTGCCCTTCGGACTCCCGGTAGAATACCCCTATCCGATGTTCATCGGAGGCGCGGCCGGAGGCTATACCGGAAACGCGAACTCGCCGGAGAGCTGGCGCGATGACGTCGGCGGTCACAGCTTGTTCCCGTGGCCCAGCATCGACACGTTCACCGGATACAACTGGAAAAGCTCGGCGCACGTCCTTGATGCGGCGGGCAACTGGCTCGAACTGACCAATGTTAGCGAGATCACCGATGGGACGGTCGGTCCGGTCTATACGCGCGGCAACCGATACAGCACGAGTGGCGACACCGGGGCCGGGTTCAACCCCTATGAGACCTTCCTTCAGATCACCGATGTCTACGGCGGCGGGAAGGTCATCCGTCCGATTACGCTGCACCACACGCAAGCGGGGAACCAGACCTTCGGAGTCCTCGACGGGGTGTTCAGGTGCCAAGGGGTCGGGGTCGGAGCTGAAGACCAGATCACGGTGGGCGGGGTCGACCATCTCGTCGTCCAGAACGCCTTCCGAACCAACTTGGACGACTATTTCTGTGTGGGGCTCGACTGATGACCTATGACCTTCAAGCTGTTACGAGCTGGGCCGACGTTCTGGCTGAGATCGTCACCTTCGCCAATGCGCGCGGGTGGACGACCACGGCCAACACCATCCAGAATCCCTCGACCGGGCTCGTCACGACCCTGTCGACCACGGCCGACAGGATCACCCTCGCCCCTGCTGGCGGAATCCAGTCGCGGTGCCGCAGGCCGTGGCTGAACGGGACCTACCCCGGCTCCCCGGTCGCGCTGAATCCTGTCCAGTGCCACCTGTTCGGGAACAATAGCCCCTACTCGGCCCCGGACACCGAGCCCTATGTCGCGGCCGTGGTCGGCTTCGGGTTCAACGCCTACCGGCACATCTACATCGGGACGCTCGTCGCCGCCGGAGCCTATACCGACGGCGACGTGGTCTGCTGCAATGACTTCTCGCTGCAAGGCTCTTCGCCGGGCGACATCTATCCGACCTCCGAGCGTCTGCGTTATCTCTTCGGTGCCTACAACCGGCACGAGGATGGTGCCACCTATGCGGGCGGCGCGAAGATCACCCATGTCGACAACGCGACAACGTGGCGGACCTTCTACAAGCCGAACACGAGCAACTTCATGCAGAGCCTGACGGGCTCCGAGGTTTTCGGGGGGAACCGGGACGGCGTCGCCGACGGCATGGTCTACCGGGCCCACGCGGACTTCGCCTCGGGGCAGCTGATGGTTCCCGTGAACCTCTACTGTTCCGACGGCAACGACGGATCGAACTATCGCATCCGGCCGCTCGGCCACGTCTCGGGTGTGCGCCTGATTGACATGGAGAACATGGCTCCGGAGCAGCAGTTCTCGATCTCGGCCGACGATTGGCGAGCTTTTCCCGAGTTCTCGAAACGGGCCGACACGTTCCTCGACTGGACCGGCGCGAGTTACTTCCCCTACGAATCCTCGGGCTACTTCGGGCTCGCCTACAGGGAGAACGCATAAGCGATGGCGTTCTCGGGTCTGACACTCGCGGACCTGCTCTACTTCCAGAACCCGGACGATTCCACCACCGGGCTCAGCAGGACCGATCCCAGCAACTTCCATCAGGTCTTCTATGGCCCGATGGCCTCTGTCGGCACGTTCATCGACAAGACCGAGGTCACGCTTCGGTCGAGGACCCTTGCCGGATCGAAGCAGGTCACGTTCGTCGATGACTTCTACAACCGGGTCCACTTCATCCCGAACCCCTTGGCCTTTGGTGCCATCGCGCAGGACACCACGCGCGTCCTTCGGGTCTGGAACGCGCATCTGGTCGACAATGATCTGAACAGCGTCGCGATCAGCGGCGGGATCAACGTCGCCTATACCGGCTCGGATGTCTTCCCGCTGACCTTCAAGCCCCTTCAGCAGATCGCGATGCCGTTCACGGCAGCTGCGGCCGGGACGCCCAGCTTCAACGAGGCGACAGTCTTCACCTTCGCCCTGAAGGCCCCCTACCTCGTCTTCTTCACAGGCGACAGGTCCGTCCTGATCGAGAACGGCCCGAACTGGCGAGAGCGAATGTCGGAGTCTTACGTCTTCAAGACGGAGGTCGTGTCGCGGTCCCGGAGCGGCAAGGAACAGCGCCGTGCGCTGCGTCAGGAGCCCCGTCGTGAGTTCAGCTATACCCTCACCCTCTGGGCGGACACGAGGCGGGCTCTGGAAGGGCTCCTGACGCGCTGGCGTCGCAGGACCGTGCTGACCCCGATCTGGCCCTACAGGACCAAGACGACGGCCGTGACAGCCGCTGCCTCGGCCGTGCTTACGGTCGACGTGGTGCCGAGCTGGGCCGTTCCGAACCAGAACGTCCTGATCCAGTCGCCGGGCGCGGTCGATCAGACGGCCGTGGTCGACTCTGTCGGCGTCGGCACCATCATCTTGCAAAGTGGCGTGGCGACGGATGTCCCCGTCGGCGCTGCGGTGATCCAGATGATGACCTCCCGGCTGAAGGACGGGCAGCGCGTCGAACGGGAGACGGCCGACGTCGCAGAGGCGGCGGTGGTCTTCGAGATGACGCCCGGCGTCGACCCGGTCTACACGCCCCCGGCGGCGGCGCTGACGCTCTCCGGATACGAGGTCTTCCTGACGCCTCCGAACTGGGGCGACGGGATCGAGGAAGAGTGGGACATGCCGCTCGAAGTGATCGACGCGGACTGGGGGAAGCTGGCCTTCTACGAGTATCAGGACTTCGTCCAATATGTGATGAAGCTGGTCTACACCGGCATCCGCGATACCAAGGTTCGAGACATCATCGACTTCTTCTATCGGCACCGTGGAGCCGCTGGCGAGTTCTGGTTCCCCACCTTCGGCCGTGACATCGTCCCCGGCTATCAGCTCGACGACACGGCCACGGTCATGCGCGTCGTTGGCACCGAGTTCCAGAAGGATTGGAACGGCCAGACGACGAACGCAGCGATCATCGTCTGGCTGGTGGATGGCACGATCCTGTTGCGGGAAGTCCTTTCGATCTCTACCGTGACCGATGTCTTCGGGACCGACACGGTGCTGTTCTTGGCGACGGCTTGGCCCTATGACATTCCGACGACCAGCATCGTTAAGGTCTCGTGGCTGATGCGCGCTCGCTTTGCCACAGATACCCTTCAGATCGAGTGGCAGACCGACGACAAGGCCAGCGTCCAGTTTTCGATCCAGACCCTAGAGGCGCTATGACGAACGCGGCATACGAAGACAGTCGATACCTCGGGACCCCGGTGGAGGTCTACAAGTTCACCTATGGGGCCGGGCCGAACGACTACTTCGCCTACACCGATGCGGAACGGCAGTTCACCCTCTCCGGTGTGGACTATGTGCCGATTCCGATCAAGCGCGACGGTATCGAAAGCGGCGGCGGGCGGACAGAGCGACGCGACATCCGCGTTCAGATGTCCACCAAGGAAGCCCTGCTGGACCTGTTCCAGATTTACCCCCCAGACCAGCCGATCTCGGTCGTCATCAAGAGCGGGCACTTCGACGATCCGGATCAGGAGTTCACGTCGGTCTTCACGGGCGTCATCATCAACGTCAAGAACAAGGCCGACGGCTGGGCCGATGTCCTCTGTCGTCCGCTCTGGGTGGCAAGCCAGCAAGGCGGACTCCGCAGGAACTATCAGCTGGGGTGTCCGCATGTCCTCTACGGGTCCCAGTGTGGCGCTTCCGTGATCTCGGTCAGCGCCACGGTGGCCTCGTTCCCGACAATCAACAAGGTGTCCCTGCTGGCAGGCTGGGAGGGGGCTTATGCGCCCGCGAAGTTCCGCAACGGAGGCTACGTCCAGTGGGACGTCGGATCAAACACCTACCGGCGGACGATCCTGTCGGTGTCGGGGAATACCTTGACGCTCTCCGGCCCGGTCACAGGGCTGGTTGCTGGCGACCCGATGACGGTCGTGATCGGATGCAATCGTCAGATGGACGACTGCGGGACTTTGCACAACAACATCAACAACTTCGGTGGTCAACCGTG